ATCCAAACCAAAACCAAGAAGCTATGATAAACCAAGGAAGATTACAAGAGATAATCAACGCAAAGAAGTTACTAGAGGATGAAGGTTACCAATCCCCTAGACTTAAACCCACACAAAATCAATTAGACAATGATAACTCCCGACTTATGGAGTTAGTGGATAGTTTGGCTACTCAGATTACAGAAATGAATTTTGGTCTAGATACCTACGGAGGTTCAAGCGAGGTAGGTCAAGAGACTGTAATGATGTTCACAGAGGAAGCCCAAGATTACTACAACGAGGTGTACGATGAGTACGAAACACTAATCAATAACTACCTAAAAAACTAAGGCTATGAAGATGTATAAAATAAAAGCTAGTAAACTACTTGACTATTTCTTTCAAGACAGAGAAGACTTCTTGAATATGGGAGAAGCAATTCAGGAAGCCCTAGTAACGACAGATGACGAGATAACATTCTCATTAGAGCTATTAGCTATGAGGTTATGTTCAGTACCTACGTATTACCTAGAGGACTTTGATGGTAGTGAGGACGAGGATGTAGATGGGAGTCAATTAATAATCATAAACGACTAAGACTATGGGACAGATGAAAGAATTATTTATATCAATGCAGGAGGGCTTACTAATGGGTGGTCGTATTGATAAACAAGTTAGAGGACGTATTGCAGATGAAGAGTACCAGCAAAGATCTGAAGATAGTGATGAAGTAACTAACCTAAAAGATAAGGAAGATGAGAGATAGAGAAGATTTACCCCCATTTGAGGGAGACGTAGAAGTTACAATCCCTACAACGGATATAGAAAGATTGTCTAGTGAGTTATTTGATGCGTGTAACGATGCCTTAGTGGACATTATATACGATTACGATAAGAATCTATCCGACTACGATTTTGACACCCTTAGAGATGAGGTATTAATAACCCTTAAACATAAGATAAACGGATGAGTAGTAGAGATGAGCAACAAGAAGAGTATAACCTCCTAAGGATTGAAGCCTTAGAGGGTAGGGTAAAAGAGTTAGAACAAATGGTAGATGCGTTAGAAGGACATCTAAACATCGCTTTAGACCAAGGTTATAAATTTAAAGTATAAGACTATGGATAGTGAAAGGATGATAGCTATTGTCAACGCAAAGAAATTACTAGAGGATGAAGGTTACCACGTTGGTAACTTGTGGAGGACTGAAGATGTGTGCAATAGGTACGATTGTACTAGTGAGGATGCAGAGGAAATACTTGAGGATGTTATTGAGAGCCAGTATATATCTGAAATTATCTTTGAGATGATAGATGAGAGTGCTGAAGAGATGAACTTTAAAAGGCTAGAGGATGAATGAAAGAGTAATAGACTACTACCTAGAGATAGGTTGGTGGATTCAAGTATCTCCTTTGGCTAACGCAGGTTCAGGTTGGATTTGTGGTGTTTACAAGCGAGGAAAGAAGTCTGGAAATTGGATTACAGAATGTTCTAAACAATTCGATACACCTAAAGAGTGTTACGATTGGGCTGACAAAAAGATACACGAATTACTAAGAAACTAAAACTAAAACGTTTTAAATATGAAAATAGAAAAAGAAACAAAAGTTAAAGTAATATCTGGAGAACAAATGTTTGAAGGTGTGATTGAAGAAACTGAGTGGGATTTTGACCAATGGAGTTACCTTATAAATGGTGAATGGTATTGCCAAAGTGAAGTAAATGTTTTATAACGGTTTGGCTATGTGCTGAACGAGGAACGAGTATGGCATATAGCTATTGTTATATGCTTTTTATTAACAGATTAAAAAGAGATTAAAATGAGAATTATAGAAACAAAAGTTTACACGATAGAAGAGCATCCAAACAAAGAAAAATGTTTTGAATGGATAAGAAATAATTGGCACGATTTAAATCAACATAGCGTAGATGAAATAATTAACAGTATTAAATCTTTGAGTAATAAAATTGGGGGTACTTTTGATTATTCAATAAGCCAAGTACCCGATAGAGGTGAACATATTACCTTTAAAGATTATGACCACGAAAAGTTGTGTAGATTAAGTGCTGATGACCTCCCTCTTACTGGATTTTGTTGGGATATTGATTTAATTGTTGGTTTGAGGGAGGGTGATTCTAACAACGTATTAAATTCTTTACATTCGGACACAGAATACCAATATTCAGATGAAGGATTACTTGAATTATGTGAAGCAAATCAATATGAATTTGATGAAGATGGTAATTGCATATAACACCAAGCTAAACTACTTTTTAATGTAGATTTAGCAACTGTTAAATTATTAACTAAAACAAGACTAAGGCATGGATAAGATAAAAAAGGTGGTATTCCTCCACGATAATAAAATTAAAAAAACAGGTAGGTTTACAGATATGACACCTGAAGAGAAACTTGACTACCATAAAGAAAAGAAAGGTAATTACATACAAAGACGATTGTCAGAAAATAAGATCTTAAAAGAAAAAGGTGCAGTGTATAAAAATAATCTGGAGTTAGTTATAGGTCACAGCACTTAATTAAGATAGTGACAATTATCCAAATAAATATTATTAATAGTAGCTAATAGTAAAGAAATTTTACTATATTTGTAACAGAAAGTTAATTAAATCAAACCAAAATGGAGAAATCAGAAACCATTGGCAACCTAACCCTTGCCCTATCAAAGGTACAGGCTCAGTTGAGACCTGCCAAAGAGAACTCAAAGAATCCTTTTTTTAAGAGTAATTATGCTGATTTAGGTTCAGTATGGGACTCAGTAAGGTCATTATTAGCCGAAAATGAGCTATCAATCATCCAAATGCCTACAGATGTAGGTGGGTTAACAACAATTCTATCACATTCTAGTGGCGAGTACTTATCCTCTACTATGTATATTCCATCTAAGGAAGATGCACATGGAGTTGGTTCAGCTATATCATACGCTAGGAGATACGCATTAGCTTCCTTCATTGGTGTAGTTACTGGTGATGATGATGGAAACGGAGCAGTTAAAGGTCATACGTCCCCCCCTGCAAAAGCTACGACACCTAAATCTAAGCCTAAACTATCATCTGAGCAATATAAAGCTATGATGACTGCTATAGAGCAAGGTAAGGGTAGCGTAGTTGAGCAGAAAATGAATGGTTATATCCTAACCAAAACCCAGCAAGACAATCTTGACAAGGTTATTAAAATCTCTAAGACCTTAGCGTAATGAGTCTTGATAGCTTCATAAGTAAGCTAGAGGATGACTCTTTTTATTACTCTGACTATGAGTTTGTAACGAACTCACAGTTAGGGCTAATAAAGAAGGATGTTAGAACCTATAAACTGATGAGGGATAACCCTCAGTTAAGGACTGAAACTTTCCCTATGATTTTTGGGAGGGCTTACCATGTAGCAATGCTAGAACCTAATGAGTTTGATCAGAAGGTTAAGGTATTTGACTCAGCTACAAGGACTACTAAGGGGTACAAGGAATTCAAGTTAGAGAATGTTAAAGCCCCTACTATTATCTTAACTAAAGAGTACGACCAGATAATGCGTATGCAGGACGTGTTGTTCTCTCACAAGGAAGTAAGAGACCTAATGGTTGCTGAAGGAGAGAGGGAGATAGCTAACGCTTGGCAGGATAGTGACACAGGAGTATTCTGCAAGGGTAAAGCTGATTACCGAAATGGTAAGACGTTGATAGACTTAAAAACTACTGGAGATGGAAGTCTATATGGATTCTCAGGCTCTTGCAGGAAGTATGGGTATGACAGACAAGCATCCTTCTACTCAGATGGGTTTGGGTGTGACGAGTTTGTCTTCATAACCCAGGAGAAAGTTGCCCCATACAACGTATCTATATTCTACGCAGGTAAAGAGTTTATGGACAGAGGTAGAGATGAGTATAAATACTTACTTGATACGTACAGAAGGTTCTTTATAGATAACGAGGCAGTGGTTGACGATCATTTAATCATGGATACGTTATGATACTAAGAGAAGTTTTAAAAAATAAAGGAATAACCATACTATGGTTGTCAGAAAGATTAGGGTTAAGCCGACCTACCCTATATAAGTACCTAGCCAATCCTAATGAGTTTAAGATAAGACATCTTAAACAGATTGCTAAGTATTTAGATACAACAGAAAGAGAGGCACTTATTAATTATTTTATTTAAAAGCTAAAAGCTATGAGTAACAAGACAGAAAAGATTTACATTGGAAATGGTACTGAAAAATTTGATGGTGGACTAGTAGAGTTCGCATTAAACCTTACCAAATTAGGTTCAGAAGCTAAGGACTTTATGTTCGAGTACAATGGAGACAAGTACATTAAGTTAAAGGTTGTAAAGAAGCGTGAGGCTGATGAGTATGGAAAGACTCACTACGTAGAGGTTGACACGTTTAAGCCTGAGGCTAAGAGTCAAGCTAAACCACAACCAGTAGATGACTTACCATTCTAATTGATAGTGATAAAGGGGAGGTTATAAAGCTTCCCCTTTTTTTACCAAACCAAAATCAACCACAAAGCTATGAAGTACAGAGTTTCAGATACAGATTTAATAGACCTAGATAGGGTAGATTTTATTGAGGTTGATGGTAAGGCTATCAATTTTTACATAGGTGGTGTCTTACACCAATCAATATACTCAAGTGAAGTAGAAGCTAAATGTATATTTAAAAACATTAACAACCACTTTAATATGGTTGACTTTAGAATATCTAAGGATGAAGATACATCTGACTCTGAAGACAGTACTATGGCTAGGAAGACAAAAGCTTTTGATATGTTTTGGACTTTATATGATAAGAAGACCGATCAAATAAGAACTAAAAAATCCTTTATAAACCTAACCCTAAGAGAGATGGGACTGGCCATAAAAGGTGTAGAACCCTACGTAGCATCAACCCCTGACAAGAAGTACAGAAAGAATCCATGTACGTGGATTAATCAGAAGGGTTGGGAAAGTGAGCTTATCATCAGTGCCGATGGTAAGAGTTCTGAGATAAAGAACACAAACCTATATAAGAAACCAAACTATATTACCGATGACAGATAACGAAGAAATGGAGGTAATGTTGCTTGGTCGCATCATGTCCTACCCAAAGGAGTACTACGATAATCATAGTTTAATTACAGAATCAATCTTTAAGGATTCCCTTAACAGAAAAATATACAATCAAGTATCATCAAGGTTAGACTCTGGAGAGAAGGTTGATCTTTTAATATTATCTCAATCAGTTAAAGATCCTCTAGCCCAATATAGGTTAGTAGAATGTTACTCTAAAGATTTTAGCCTATATAACACTACGCACTTAATCCTCTACCTATCTCAAGAGGAAAAGAAGATAAGATTTAAGAAGTTGTTGGAAGTCTCTAACAACATGATGAATAAAGGGGATGACCTATTCGATATACTTGGTCACGTAGAAAAGGAGTTGCAATCTATATCAGAGGTTAAGGGTAACGATATACCCGATATAAAGAAACAATTAAAGATACTACATGACGATATACAGAGACGTATGTCTTCAGACGAGATGGTTGGTATACCTACAGGGTTTCAATCTATAGATAAGTTTACTGGAGGTTGGCAAGAGACTGACTTTATAGTCATAGGTGGTGCTTCCTCAATGGGTAAAACATCACTAGGTTTAGCCTTCTGTTATAATTGTGCTAAGGCAGGTATACCATCAGCAGTATTCTCATACGAGATGGGAGATACACAACTACTACAAAGATTAGTATCATTGGAAAGTTCTGTTAATAACAGATACATCATGAAGGGTACACTAGAGGATGAGGAGTTAGCAAGGGTAGATACTGCTATAGGTAAGCTAGAGAAGACTCAACTATTCGTTGATGAGTGTAAGGACTCGTCATTAAGATACCTACTAAATAAGATACGTCAGTACGTAATAACTAAGGATGTTAAGTTTGTCCTTGTAGATTACCTACAGTTAGTTAAGGGTAGTGGCTTCTCAAGGGAGCAGGAGGTAGCCCTAGTAGCTCGTGAACTTAAGAACATAGCTAAAGAGTTAAACATAACAATAGTGGCTCTATCGCAACTTAGTAGAGGTGTAGATAGGAGAGAAGGGTCTAGACCTACGTTATCTGACCTTAGAGAGAGTGGAGAGATTGAACAGGCTTCTGATATTGTCATGCTTGTATATAGACCAGAGTACTACGGAATAATGCAGGATGATAGTGGCAATAATACAGAGGGTCTAGTAGATTTGATCTTTGCTAAAGGAAGGAACATTGGTACAGGAACTTTACCACTTAAATTCAAGAAGGAGTACACTAGATTTAGTGACCCTGAAGATTTCGATAGTAAGTTTACATCGTCATCAGAACCTAACGAAGCTTTTTAGTTATGGAGGTAGAAGATATAATTAACCTAATAGTGGGAATAATATTTATATTGTGGGTAATAACATTAATCATAGAAGAATTATGAATACAAAAGACAGAGGTTTAGAGATGGCTGTAGTTAAAGCTACAAAGCATCTACACGATTTAAGACTATCCAGCAATGATGTGGAGATTATAAAGGTCTTATTTAGGATAGCGTACAAGGAAAATGATATTCACCTTTATAGTGTTGGAACTAGAGAGAGGAAGATAGTTGAGGCTAATATGTGTATAGTAAACGCTATTAGGAGAAATTTCTCATTCCCTTTAACGCTGATAGGTAAGGTTATGGGAAGACATCATAGCTCTATGGTTTACTACCTTAAGGTACACGATAGTTTTCTTAAGGATGATGATAAATACTTAATATTATTCCAAAAACTTAACACTGCAATCAAGGATTACCTACGCTATCAGGATGAGATTATGGCTCTATATAAGTCAGCTAATACTATAAAAGATGAGATTATAGTTAAGTTAAGGTGTGAAGTTGAGAATCTAACCTTCGAGTTAGAAAGCCTTAAAGTTATAGAGTAGTGAGGAAGAAGATATACCACGCAGTTGTACGCTACAAGTGGAGGATTATAAACCTAGTAAAAGGTATTGAGAAGCCTTCTAAAGTATGGAAAGAATCTAAATATGAGACGTGTATAAAAACCAAAAGCGTTGATGAGTTGAATAAGGATGTTAACTTTATCTCTAAGTTGTCAAAAGCAGGTAAGTCTACTAAAGTTATAGAGGTGATAGTGATAGACATAGTAGATCCAAAATTCTTATGTATGTCGCATGATGTATACTAAAACATTACGACCGATAGCAGCGTGATAGCTATCAATCAATTTGAACCATAGGGGTTTAAAAATCAGCATGGGGGCGATGGGGATTGCCTCCATAGTGGATTAAAACAAGACTAAGAGATGAAAGATACAGATGAAACGGCTTTTTTCTTTTTCGCAATCATAGTTTGTGCGATTTTTCTTTCTACAGGGGTTATATTAATAGTAGCAGATGCTATGAAAGAAGAAATATTAATAGAACTAAAACAAGACTAAGATGGACGAAGAAGAATGTATATGCGAATATCCAATACTGCGAGAAAACCCTGAAAGGTTATGTTGTATATGTAATCTTTACATGAGTGAGAATAGGTATATTTTACTAAACAAGACTAAGATGGACGAAGAAAATAATAACACAGAAAAGCAACGTGATGTGATATATTTGGTAGTAAATGACGATATAATTGCTATTGCATCTGCACATTGGAAATTAGAGGACGCTAAAAAAAAAGTAGAGGATTGGCATAAAAATCAACCACAATCTCAATTTATGGTAGTTGAGATTGAAATAAATTAGGCGATGTATACAGAAATAGCAGGAGCAATATCAGGAATACTTACAATAGTATTCTTTATTTTCATTATTTACCAACAAAAACAAGACTAAGATGGATATTACATTAAAAATAACTAGAGGTAAAGACCAAGAGCTTAATTTAACTGCAAAAACTATGAATGAATTGGTAGATAAAATCATAGAATGGCAATTATGGGAGAATCAA